CTGATTGATTTGCCGCCTTTCCTTTTCAGCTCTACAATTACGTGGGCCGCATGAATGTAGCCCACGTAATTGTAGATACAAACAAGCGCCGAAGCGAGTTGTTCGCTTCGGCGCTTATTTTAAGATTCCCAGAATGATTTGCAGGATCACGCAGAGCTGTTCCAGTGTTGCTTCGTTTAGTAATAAGTCGATTCTTTTCCGTGTCTTTTCCATATGCGCCTCGATTCCTCACAAAATATCTTGCTGTTTTTCGTTGATTATTCCAATTGTTATTTCCTGTAGGTTGTACTATGATATGTAATAGATTCCATTGATCGCCGTTTCCTAGTGTCTTACGGGCGTTTTTTCTTTCTTTTAATTTTCTTTTCCTGCTCGATCTCCAAGATATACTGTTGGAATCCCTCTTTCCCAAGCATTTCTTTTATTTCTTTTTCCGCCTCTTTCTCCTTTGCGCACAGTATCAGAAGCGATAAGAGATCTGCGGCAAGTGCAGCAAGCAACGCAATTTCAGCAATTTTTAACCACATAGATATTCCATCCTTTCTTAATTCAGCACACGCGGCCCCCGGCGTTCGTCCCGTTCCTCGCCTACGTCGGCGACGCAGGCGAAGAGTAGCGGCACGCCCTTGATGTAATCCACGCTGACGCTGTGCACGTCCGTCAGCTTCGCTCCGTCGACCGTCACGTCTACCCGCCCATTGTTTACCCGGATGTTGATGCACTCCATGTTTTTCCTCCTTGTCAATAATTATAGAACGGTTGTTCTAAAAATCAACTTGGCATTATAAACAAACTGTTTGCGTTATTTTCGTCGTTCAGAAGGCCGTTGGTGTACCGTTTATGGGACTGATATTCTGATATAATACTTTGTTTGATCGGCCCCATCGTATCTTGCACATACGATGGGGCCTTGCAGCAGATACCGCGTTAGCCATCTATCTGCTACGTCTCCAGCGTAGCAGAACAGGGCGTTAAATGTCCATACGCAAAATAGAAAAGTGTATGTCCATTTTGGAAATTTTCGCTAAAACTGTTCTTCATTTTTGAGAATTCCCACGAAAATATATTTTCATTTTTGAAAAAAACGTGGAAAACGGGCTCTATTTTAAAAAAACTTTTCTGCTGACGAAAAAATGATTGTTGGAGGCGCATTATTTTGACAATTGAAGATTCCGCTTTGTTTTCCGAGGCTTTCCGCGAACGAATACGGGAAGAAAAGAAAAAGTCCGGGTTGACCATCGATCAGGTCGTCGAAAATGCTGGCGTTTCAAAAACGGCTGTGATAAAGCTGCTTTCAAGCGGCAAAGTCGAATTGAAACTGAACGATTGCATTGCTCTCTGCCGTTTCTTTGGCCTTTCCATAGATGAGATGTACGGTCTGCGTGCACCCGCCCCCGCGGCGGAGATCCCGCGGAAACTTTTAGACCGTAATCGCGATTTGGAGATCGAGAACGCGAGGCTGCGTGCCTCAAACGAAGCTCTGCGGGCACAGATATGCTCTGTTCACTCAATCGCCTACATTCTTCTGTTTATCTCGGCCCTGCTGGCTATGTCTCTGATCGCTTACCTTGTCATCGACGCACAGATCAAAAACGCCGGACTCATTCAGGGCGGCTCGCTGTCCGCGCTCGCGTGGGCCTTTATCGCCCTGATTGCAGCGGCAGTGATCTTTGGCGGCATCGCGATCGTCCGCATTATCCGGCGCGAAAACAAGGATTCTATTTCGTGCAACAACCCTTGAATTGCAAACGAGGAGGCCGCGGCCTCCTCGTTTTTGTTTTGTTTGCCCTCGGCGGATTAGCGGCTCTCTCCCCTTTTTATTTTTTGCATAACAGAATTGTACACTCTCGCGTTGACGACCGCAAGCGTGTCCATCAGCTCGTCCATGATCGGCCAAACGGTGGACGGTTTCTTTCCCTCTATGGCTCGTAAAAAGTCGCTGTCGCCATAGCTGCCTACTGTCTGCGGGGCTGCTGCCTGCACAGCGGGGGCGGGGTCGCCGGAATAGGCGTGCAGGCGCGTGCCCCGGCTTCCCTGCTCGTCCTCCTGCATCTGCTTGCGGATCACGTACAGATCCGCAAGCATGGCGTAATTGTGATAGCTGGATTCCTCATATTCCAGCCGCGCTATCTCCTTGCGGATCTCGGCTTTATCCAGCATATCGCGCCTCCTTATGCCCGCTCGATCTGCTCCATGCAGCGGCGGATCGCGTCACGGGTTTTATCGTCGTCCGCGTCGCGCATCATATCGTCCAGCTGCGCGCGCATATGCTCGCGGGCATCGGCGCGGGTATAGCGTCCCATTGCGTCACGGCGGCGGCCACGGTAAGAGCTGCCCCGGCCGTAAGTACCGCGCATATCCGCCTCCCACTCGCCATCGCGGGAATAGCTGCCGTCTTCAGCCATCTCGATCTTGTAGGTATTCTTGATGGAGCTCGTCAGCTTCTGGATCGCGTCCAGATCGCCCGCAGACATTTCGCGCTTGTCGGCGATTTCATCAAGCTCTTTGCAGAGCATTTCGCGGAGATTCCTCAGATCATACATATCGCTTCCTCCTTTCATGCTACGCGCTCGACGATCATATTGCTATTTGCGAAACTGATCGCCTGCGAGCTGGTGTTCTTCGCCGCTACAGTCAGGCAGCAGCCGCGCGGGACTTCCACGAATGTGGAAACGAAGATGTTGAAATAGTTCTCAACAGCCGCAGGGGTTACGGCCGCTGTGGCGCTGCTCAGAGGTTCGCCGTTGATTGCGAGCGCAGCGGTAATGGCGCCTACTGTTCCGCCTGTAGGGATAGCGATATTCGCGCCAAAGGATACGCGGAACTTCGCCTTGCATTGCTGCGTAAGCCCGCGCAGCGTAACGAGCCCGCTTCCTTCGCGATGTACGATGCACGGCTTTCCGCAAGCCGCCGTGGAGATCAGCGGGACGTTCTGCCCAGCGGCGACAGTTTGAATCCCGGATGATGTAAATTCAGCCATAAAATCATTCCTTTCATAAAAATACAGCGGCGGGACGATTGCCCCGCCGCGTTGCTTTCGAGTATCGGCAATGGGGCCGACCATTTTCGTGAGGCCACGAAAAAGCTCTACGATGTGGAGTTGTTACGCGCAGTTGCCGCAGCCGTAGTTGTAGCCGCTGTTGCAGCAGTACGGATTCGCTACAACATAGGCCGGGCTGGGACTCGGGCGAAGCGTGGAAACAAGGTAATTGTTCTGTGCCGCCTGCGACGCCGCCAGCTGGTAGCCGAAAAGCTGCTGGTTCTGCTCGGCAATCTTCGCGTCCTTCGCCGCAAGCTCCTGCGCCGTCAGACGCTGGTCGATGCTGCGGAAGCCGCAGTTCATGGCGTCGATGATGTCGCGGGTGGTGTTCTGCACGGTGTTGCGGGTGTCGCACGCCTGCGTCGCCATGTCATAGCGCACCTGGGCGATTGCAGCGCGGTTTTCGCAGCAGCACTCCTGTGCCTGCATCGCCATGTTGTTTAGCTGCTGCATAAGCGCGGCCTGCTGGTTGCAGCGGGAAAGCTCGGCCTGAGCAAAGCCGTTTGCCATCGCCATGTTGGTGCCGTTGACAAGCTGCGCCTGCTGGTAAAATCCGTCGCAAAGTCCCTGATTTACACTGTCGATCTTGCGCTCGATGTTGGAGAAGTCAGAGGCCAGCACATAGCCGTCTACAACGCCGCCGGAATTTCTGCCGTTGTTGCCGAATCCGTTTCCATTGCCGCCCCAGCCGCAGAAAATGGCAAGGAACAGGATGATGATCCACCAGCCATTATCACCGCCGAAGCCGCCCCAGCCGCCACCTGTCATGCCGGTAGGCGCGACGGGCATTGTCATGGTCGGGGAGCCGTCATTCAAACTCATTTTTTTCATTCCTTTCGTAGATTCAAAAGATTTATCTCAATCGTGGCCACGATTTTGATCGTTCAACTGTTCGGAATTCCCGAACTATTGCAGCAGTTGCCGGAATTGCCCCGCCACCTGCTGCAGCTGATTCAACTGCTGCTGCGAGATTTTCCCGCTTTGCACAAGCTTTTCGACCTCTGCTTTTGGGTCACCCTGAAAGCTGTTCTGGAATTGCCGGAACTGCTGTATCATGTTCTGGAACTGCCCAATCTGGCCGGGCATCTGCCCGCCGCCGAGGGCCTGAAACAGGGGGTTAGCCATCGCTTTCAGCCTCCTTTGTCTTTCTCGCCGGTCTGACGCTTGGAGCGGCCAGCTTCGCCACAAGCTCTTCAAACTCCCTGCGGGTCACATATTCCTCGCTCATGTCCTTTCGCGGCGCTGCGGGCGCTGGTGCGGCCTGTGCGCGCTCTACGAGATCGTAGGTTGTCATGGCCGGTTTCCCGCTCGCGTCAGCCTTTTTCACGTACACGACAGGCGCATTCATATCCCAGAGCGTAACGGCGTTGTTAGGCGCGACAATAAAGTCGTTCGCCGCCTGCTCGTTCGGAACCCAGATGATCGACTGATTCTGCGGCTGCTGGGGCTGCGGTTGGTAAGCCGGCATCTGCGGCGCGGGCTGATACTGCGGACGCATCTGCATCTGCGGCTCCTGCATCTGCGGCATGGGCGGCTGATTGTAAATCGGCTGCTGATACACATACGGCTGTTGTCCAAACATCATGCTTCCTCCTTTGCCCAATAAAACAGTGGAATTTCACTCCCAGAATCCCACGTGTCAAAATAAGTCCCATCCTCCACGCACACAACGTGGCTTGATAACGCCAGCACATACACGCCGCGCGGATGATCTGCGCAGAAATCCGCGACGGTATAGCAGTCCGGGCACGTGTTCGGTATCACGTTCCGCGTAAATCCCTGCTGCCGGAGGTAAGCGCTCCATACGCTGTTTGCGCTTGGCAGATCGCCCATGATCAGCCCTTGCAGGCACAGGCCGATATACACCTCGTCCCAGCTCTTCCCGGTCGCCTTTGCGATGGCCCGGACGGTGCAGTCCCCGACCTTCTGCCCGGCGGGGTTTGGATTGAAATAAGAAAAGCCCATACCGAACACTCCTTTGATGTATCCAGTATGGGCCTTTTTGCGGCTTCTTGTGCCTCAGTTGTGTATCAATTTGGTTCAGAATTTAAGCCCGTGGTTATTCCACGGGCTTAGTTTTTGTTATTGTTCGTTTACAGCCAGAATCTCCGCCGCCATCGCGGCCACATACGGCGGGCATCCCCGCCGCCCGCCGCACCAGTCCTGCACGGTGCGCAGCGGGATTCCAAAATACTGCGCAAATCCGGTCTGCGTCAGGCTGTACATCTTGATCAGCTCTGGAATCGTGCAGTGCGCGCCGTCCCAGATCCCGCCGAGCAGTGCCAGCCGCTCCGCCGGAACCTCGGCGTCTTCGGCGTCGCCCCAGACGCTGGACAGCGCCATATCGGAGACATAGGCGTCGCGGTCGGTGTATGCGCCGGTTTCGGCGTAGAGAGCAGCGCGGATTGCGGGTGTGAGTTTCATGGTGGTACCTCCTTATATTTTTTCAACCGTGAGCACGGCGCTGGACGTCAGTCGGCATAGCATACCTCCCACGCGCAGATGTTCGCCGCATCCAACGCGGCAGAAATCAGCGCTTCGGCGTCCACGCCCAGAACGCCGGAGATGGACCGCAGAACGCCCAAGACATCCTCCGAGGTGTCAACGGACGCACCGTCCATTGTGCCGTCTGAAAAATTCCAGCAGAAGCCATCAGCAGTCACGGAAAAATACACGCGGCTGCCAAAATCACCGCAGGACATATCGTCGACTTCAACGGTGACGAGCTGACCACCTATGTCGGCCACAATGCCCCCAGCATACTGCCAGTAGCCACCACCATTATTTGCAGTGTCCGGGTTATAGTGGAGATTTGTCTGCGCTCCCCACGCGGAAACGATATTAAACATGTCTGCCATCCTCCAATTTTGTGCCGTATTTTGTTTTGCTTCATCTTCGGTGCTGGAACACCGAAGCGGATTCTCTGCTTCTAACGATCAGAAGCAGTACGCGCTGATGGGCTGACCGTCGATGCGGACGGTGGCGAGTGTATCGTCGCTGAAATCGGGATAGTCAGCGTCTTCAATGCTGTCTGCAAGTTCGTCCAGCGTGTAGCCAAAGTACACGCAGAATGCATCGCCCAGGCAGGCATCCATATCGCGGCAGAGGATCGCGGACTGTTCTTCCGTGTCACCAGCCTCGGTGGCAATGGCAGTGCAAGCAATGAGTTCGTAACGGTTGTTGATGATCTTGGTTTCCATGATGTACCTCTTTCCGGCTTATCGCCTTGCTTTATCTTATGGCCTTATTATACACGCAATGCGTGTAATTGTCAAGAGGAAAATGCGGAAATTTTTAAAAATAAGCGCCGATTTCTCGGCGCTTATCTCAGTTATACAGTTTGCTGGATGTACGCTGCATCTCCCGCATGATCTCCGGCAGGCGGCGCTGTACCGTGGCGCGGCCCAGAAACAGCTCTGTTGCAACGTCTACCTGGGGAAGCTTATCCACAAAATAGAGTTGCGCGATCTTCTCGTTTTCCCGGCCAAGATTGGCCTGATAGATCACGGCCTCCATATCCTTGCGGGTCAGGCGGCCCAGCTCTGGCGGCAGCTTGGCCCGCGCCTGCGGCGACATACGCCCCGCCTCCTTACTTTTCCTTGTGATTCAGCACAGCGATATTGCCCTTGTTGCTGACTTCGAGATCCAGCGCGGCGGCCAGATCGCGCACTTTGATGTAATTCGTGCCGTTCTTCAGGATGCGCTCAACGGTGACTTCCTTTCCGTCGACGATGATCTTGCTCTTTTCTACCATTTCGGTTTCCTCCTCTGCATTTTTTCCATCTTCGAGGGCCATCACGGTATGGCCCTCGCTTACCAGTACGTCGCCGCGCAGGAGATTGGCGTCCGTCGTCAGATACTTGCTTCCGGTCAGCAGCTCGAAATCGCCCGTCTCTGGCCAGTCGTGCAGCATACAGTAGGTGGTGCATGAATTCCCCTGCTTTTTGTAGAGTGCGGCGACGGCCTCGCAGCCTGCGGCCACGGCGCAGAGCGTCATGAGCGCGGAGCAATCCGTCTCCACTGGCTCTTCAATCTTGCTCACGTCCCACCGGACGGCCTTGGCGGCCTCGTATGCCGTGTTCCGGCCGGCCATGTCGTAGCCGATGTTCCGGTTCTTAATGGCCGCCTCGCACGTCTGCGCGGCCCGCTCGGCTTTTTTGCGGCTCTTGTAGCGCAAGATGCCGAGCCAGCGGCCATTGTACCAGTTGGAGATATTCAGCTCCCGCCCGGTCTGATTGCCGGGCTGCTGATTGCGGCCGCCCGTCTCGCCGAGACTGGCCTGCCCGATCTTGATGCTCATTTCTGCGCATCCTCCTTCGTGGCGTTGTCAATCGCGTCTTGCGCTTTCTGGCTCTGTGTGCCAAAGTAAAACGCGATCACGACGGTATACACCATCATAAAGTCCTGCGAGATCTTCCCGGCGACTGCCATGTATGCAAATACCGCCGTCAGCACCAGCGTGACGATGGATTTGACGCTCAGCAGATTGCCGAGCCGCTTCTTGATGTTTTCCATATGTATGCTCCTTTCAATCTTTCAGCACGATCTCTGCGATGCGTGCTGCCGCTTCCGGGCCGAACTTTTCGGCCCATTTATCCATGTACTTCTGCGCGTACTTCGCGCGGTTCTCATTTTTGGCCTTCCAGAGATAGAAGCCGCTGGAGGCCGTTGTTTCGGCCAGCACCGCAAGCGTGATCTCCGTCAGATCTGCGCCTGCCGCGCAGGCGATGATGAGTGCGAGGCTGACGAGCGCGCTGCAAATCAGCCATTTCTTACTAAACTCCATTGCTATGTCCGCACTGCGCCTCCAGCTGGTGCAGGAACTTTTTCACATCGCCGTTCCCGCCCATTTTTTTATACTTCTCTCCGGCGATCAGACGCTCTGCCATTGGCATTTCCTCCGACATGATGGTCAGCCGGAGGATCGCCAGATACTGCTCGTCCTGATGCTCCTGCATTTTCCCGAGCTTTTTGTCGATCTCGGCTAGGTGCGCCTCCTGCGTCGTGGCCTTGCCGCGCTTTTTCTGTATCGCGCCGACGACGGCATTGACGACCGCCGTCAGCGCGGACGAGCCAAGCGCGGCGCAGGCGAGGGTGACGATGATGGTTTTGGTGTCCATTTTTCTGTACCTTTCTCTTTTATTTTGCCGGGCTAATCGTCCGCCATTTTGATGTAGGTGGTGGTATCGCTGGAATAGCTGATCGTCGGCAGCGTCGTGCCGCCGAGGGCTGCGTAGAGGGCCGGGTAGGCCGTCTGATCGAAGGTTGATCCATCGCACGCGTGCCACGGGGCAGAGAGCACGCGGACGGTCGTGAGGATATCGCCGATGTGATAATTCGGCTCCGACAGCTTCCCGAATGCCTCATTTACCATCGGGTTCGCCGGTGCGTCGCCCGCTCGCCAGATCTTTGCAGCGCTCTGTGCCGTCAGCAGGTTCCCGGCCGTGAGCGGCGTTCCGGCCTCCAGCGGCTCGTCCTCTGGGCGAATCCATTCATAGCGCAGGCGGTTACCGCTCGCGTCATATACCCCGTACCGGACGGCCCCGTTTGCGAGATCGTTTGTGCCGATTCTATCCCGCATGGCTATTCCTCCAGCGCCTTGATGTAGGCATTGCTTCTTGTGTCCGTCCCGATGGTAGGGATTTCTTTTCCCGCCGCGCTATAATCGCAGTACGCCAGCCCATTCGACGATATGTATGCCGCCTCCCCGTCCGGCGATAGTGCAATACTGTCGACGCTGCTCCCCAGTACATCTCCATATACCGGGCCGGATGCTGGAGCGCTGATTGCAATGATCTTTTCCGCTCGATCAGCACTTTCAGATTCGCTTGCGGTTTCCGAAAGCACCAAAAGCCCGTTTTCGTATTTGCCGTTCGTATAGTTGTCGAGCAAGTAGCTATCGGTTTTGTAGGAAACCACCTTCCCGTTTTCCCACGTTGCACCGTAGTCCGCAGAATACCTGTATACCATATATCCGCTATACATCGTGGTCCCCGCGCCAGAGAAAGCAGCGTTCACCAGTGCAAAAAAAGCAATTATATTTGCGCCACAGTGGTAAGCCGACATTAGGGCGTGATAGGTGTACGTCGACGGCTGGTTGAAGGACGGAGTTAATTCTTCGATGTTTACGCTGCTGACTGCCTCCCACGTCGGATTGATCAGGGTTTTTGCCTTTGAAGTCTTCAGTGTGCCGCTGGTGCTACAGTTCAGTTTGTAAAAGCAGTCCTTTTCTTCGGCGTAAAAAACAATTCCGCTGCTAAAATCTGGGATGCTTACTATTTCCTTTGTTGTTTGGTTTACGTAGCTGGCACTTACTTGTCTTCCCGTGTAATTGTTATAGGCTCCGTATTCGCCTCTTACTACGTAGATATACAGAACGTTTGGCGTAATAAACATCTTCAGTCCAGAGCTTCCAGGCAGGCTGCCGCTTGCATATAGCGCAAACGGCGTATCAAGGCTACGCGTTGTGTACACTCCGTTTAACTCTGTGGAGTCTCCGGAAAAAACAGCGTAATAAGTGCCGTTTGCATACTGCACATCCGATACCAACGAGAGTCCGGGCGGCATATCCGCCTGCTGCGTCCACGTCCCCAAATCGGGCGACGTCCAGAACTTTCTGTCGTGTAGGCCGACCCATTCCCCATTCAGATACCACACAAATCCAGGTTGAATATTCGATGACTTCAACGCCCACGGAAGCGGCGCGGCAGAGCTTCTGAGCACAGAAAACAATTTTGGATACTGTTCCTGCGATACAGTGCGCCCGTCGCACGGGAGCCATGCGTCGGAGAGGTCGGTGCGGGCGGTGATAGCGATGTCGCCGACTTTGGCCGTACCCTCCGAAAGCTTGCCAAGCGCGTCGTTCACGGTCGGGTCGTCCGGCTTCTTCGAGCCGGGCCAGATCTTCGCGGCGGTTGCATCGGATAGCAGATTTGCCTTGTTGAGTGGCGTTCCCTCGACGGTGGGCGCGTCCTCGCGCTTGAGGTATTCGTAGTGGTTGAGCGTGCCGTCGGCATTATAGACGCCGTAGCGGATCGCTCCGTTGGCTAAAACCTGTGTTGGCTGCCTATCTTTCATGTGAGTAATCCTCCTGCGGCGCACTCCGCCGCGCCGGTGTGGCGAAAAGATTTTGCAACGTTGACGATTAAGTCTTCGCAGAGCGCAAGAATGCGCTCGATATCATTCGCGCCGGTGTAGGTCAGGCGGGCCAGCTGCGGCACGTCCGGCGTCCCGGCAGGATACACAAGCGCGTCGCGGATATCCTGTATCTGCCGTCGGTACGTCTCAGCCTGTGAGGCCGCTGGGATGTCCGTGACGGCCCAATCGGTTTTCGCCGTCCATGCAATGCTCCTGCCGCAAATCGAGCTGAGGCGCGCCGCCAGATAGTTCAGGGCGGTTCCCACGCGGTTCATGTCGCTTGCGTTATACGTGCCCTTCATCCCAGCAAGCCATTCCGCCTGCTCGTCTGCCGTCATGGCCGCGAACCCCTTCGCCGCCAGCTCCCGCACCCGCTCCACGTCCGCCTGCGTCCGGTCGGTGACGAGGGTGTCAATGATGGTGCTCATGCGCCAACTCCTTTCGTTACGGCATAAATTCCGCCTCCGCTGAACGTCAGTTCCATACCGGTCTGCACAGCATTTTCGTTTTGTGCGAATGCGTCGGAGATTTTGATGGTGTCTCCGGTTTCGAGCGCTGGGTTGCCCCGGTTTTTCACGCTGTAGATCTTTCGGCGATTATACTGTGCAAGCAGCCACGCGGCCACACTCTGATAGTTTGCAGGCGCTACGCACGGGTTATTTACGCTCTTGATGTTTTTTCCGCTCCCGGCGGTGATTGTCGTATCGATATTCGCGTAGTCGCTCTTAATATGCAGCTCTACGCAGTCGACTGCCTCAGATATGGACACACCGTCATAGTTATAAAGCTCATCCGGCGTTATTTCTCCCAATACTGCGCCTGCTGAAAGCTCCGCGATGTGCAGGTTTCCGGATCGATCAAACCACACGGAACACATGGCCGCCTGCGCCAGCAGCCGGATCGCTTCCCGGCGCGTTGTTTTGCGTGGAACGGCCGGTACGACGGTTTTTGCTGCAGCCTCATCCCCGTAAATAACATTGATGTCGTATCCATCCAGAACCGACGAAACTGCGGCCTGAAGCTCACACGCGGTAGCGTTTCCATTCTCATATGTCGCACGTTCGAGTGTTGCTGCCATGTCATTTCCGACAAGCTGTGCCGTGACGCCGGAATCCCGCGCCGTTACGGACGTAAAAAAGAACTCGCCAACGTCTATGCTCTCTCCGTTTACAATGCATCTGGCAAGCAATTTCTGGCCATCCTGAACCACGGAGAAAACGCCGTCCGGGTTCAGAATGTTGTACCGATGATCCGCGTTGTCGAACGTAAAGGAAATCTGCCGGGACGGGAACGATTCGCAGGAAACGGATGCTTCCTCTATGATCTTCACGTCGGCCATTGTGTCGTTTTCGTAGGTTTCCGTCAGGCCAAAATCGATCTGCCGCAGCCGGGCGCGTGTCTTTGGCAGGAACGTCTTGTCAAATCGAATCGTCAGCTTTGTGTAATTTGCGGCAGTCATGCTGATGTTCTGCCGCGCCTGCGTGATCATCTTTGTTCCGGTTGCGACCGTCGATCCGTCGCTTGCATATGCGGTAATTGTGATCTGCGCCGGGTATTGGTTCATTTTTTCATCAAACAGCATCGCCCAACCAATCGTGGATACCGGCGCGGAGAATTCAAACGTAATTGTGCTTGCCATTTCGGTGCTCTCGTTTGATGCTACTCCGCTCCACCAGCCAATATGCTGCCCGTCAAAGCTATCGTTCGGAATATCGATTGTCCCATCCAGAACCCACCGGTTCAATTCAAGCCCAGCGAACTTCCCGGATATGGTTTCTCTGTCGCTGATTGTTTCGGCGGCGCTTGTGCCTGGTGCCGAATCCGATGCAGAGGCCGTACCGTTCTTCTTTGCCGACGGGTCGACAATGTAAAACCGGACAAGCATACCAACCTCACGCACCGGTGTAAACGGTGCGTAATTGCTCGATACCTTCTGCATCAATCCACCCCTTGCTGTGTCGCGGAGATCGTGACGCCGCACCACTGCGACACCCCGTCATCATCGTAGATGATCGCCTTGTAGTCCGGCTGTTCAAAAAGAAATTCTCTTGTTTTGTCGCCGTCTACATCCGGGTATGTCACGCTCAACACGTGTTTCGTGTTGATCATGCTGCGGAGCTTCCGCAAATCGGAAACGGATAGCCACCCGGTCGGGATTTTCAGCTCATTTTTTACGCCGATGATGTCCATGACGGTCTTTCCGGATGCCATCGTGGCGGTTGCGCCAATATCCTTTGGATGAATCGTGAACACGAGATCACGCAGAAGGGTGACTGTGTTTTTGCCGTCCGTGATTTTAATTCTACGCAAGCGATACACCCCTTTGCAGAATTTCGCCGCGCAGCGGATCAAACAGCACCCGCGCCAACGTTTGGCCGTCAACGACAAGATTTACCTGTGTCAGCCCACTCGGCTGGTTGTTGGCCAGCAGGCCGTTCACGACGCCGACAGAGGACTTTGCCGCGCCGGACACTGAGAAGGACGTTGTGCCGAAAGTCATTTGATCCTCGATATTCTTCCGAACGTCAGTCATTTCGCGGCCAAAGCCTTGTCCAAGTCCTTCTGCCATGTAGCCGCCGATTCCGGCGAAGACTTTAGACGGGGACGCAATACCGAGGATGCTCTTGACACCGCTTACAAGGCCATCGACCATATCGCTTACCGTCCGCTTTAGGCTCTCCCACATATGCAGAAATCCGTTTTTGATACCGTCAACGATATTTGTTCCGATGCTGCCCCAATCGTATCTGAGGAACGTATCTACAATCGATTTGATTATCGTTGGGATCGACATGACAAGATCCGGGATTGCGCTAATAAGGCCCTCAATAAGCGCCATAATGATTTGCGGGCCGGACATGATGATTTGCGGAAGATTGTTAAGAATCCCCTGTACAATCCCGATAATAAGCTTTGGCGCAGCCGCAGTAAGCTGCGGAATGGATTTAATCAGGCCATCAATCAGCGATTTAACAAGTTTTGCGCCGGATTCGATGATTTTGGGGAAGTTTTCAGTAAGCGCGGTGATGAGATTTGTGATAATCTTGGGAGCCACCTCAAGCAGCCTCGGGACGGCATCAATGATCCCGTCCGCCAGAGCGAGGATGATCTCAAGCGCCGCATCTACCAAATTCCCGAGATTTCCAGGGTCGGTCAGCGTTTCAGCGATTTTGATGATTGCTTCTGTTGCCGCCGGGATCAATTCCGGAAGCGTCTCCGAAATGCCTTGTACCAGGGAGATAACAACGTCTATGCCGGTTTGAATGATTTCCGGCAGAAGCTCGACTATGGCCGGAACGAGGATCCCAATTGCCGTCGGCGCGATATCGCCCAGAACGGTAAGGATCTCCGGGAGCGCGGACATAAGCCCGGTAACCAGATTTGATGCGCCCTCAATAAGCGAGGGAAGGGTGGATCCGAGTATGCCAGGCAGCTGCGTGCTTACGGTGCCCATCAGCGCGGAAACCGCCTCCACGATACGCGGCAGTAATTCCTGAATGCGCGGAATCAGGTTGTTTCCTGCGACAACAACGGAATCTGTAAAGTTCCCGACGAGGGTCCCGAGATTCTGATCCGGGTCTGCGAGTCCGGTCACTAGGTTCTGCCATGCGGCTTTTACCATACCGAACGAGCCTTGAATTGTGGACGCGGCTTCTTTTGCGGTCGTGCCGGTGATGCCCATTTCGGTCTGCACAACATGGATTGCATCTACGATATCCGCATAGCTGGAAATATCGTATTTGATACCGGAAATTTTCTCCGCATCTTCAAGGAGGCGCTGCATTTCGGCCTGCGTGCCGCCGTAACCGAGTTTGAGGTTATCAAGCATCGTATAGTTTGCTTTTGCGAAGCCCTGATATGCATTTTGGATTAAAGTCATGTCCGATCCCATTTTGTTGGCATTATCGGACATATCAGTCAGCGCCAAATTTGCCTTTTCTGCCGCTGCACTGGTATCCCCATCGAGAGACTGCAGCAGGGATGCAGAAAAGCTTGTCACCGTCTCCATGTACTCATTCGCAGACAGCCCAGCGGTTTTATACGCGTTGTTTGCGTACTCCATGACTTTATCTTGGCTATCCTTAAAAAGCGTCTCCACGCCGCCGACGAGCTGCTCATAGTCTGCGTATGCCTGGACCGCCTTTGTGCCGATTGTGCCGATTGCCGTCGCCGCTGCCGTCACGCCGACTACCGCAGCCTTGCCGACAGTAGCAAGGCCGTTTTTAATCTTCTCGCCGAGGCCGAATGTTTTCTTCCCGGTTTCGTCGATGCCCTTGTCTGCCTCGGACGTATCGGCGCCGATTTTTACAAAAAGTTCAAACAGATTCATCTTTGGATTTTTTCACCTTCAATCCGCACCTGCGTACAACGTCGGCGGTGATCTCCTCGCAGGTTCGGTTGTCCTGCGGCTTCGGGCTGATGATGTCGGTATACTTTGCCTGCACAAAGCTTCCGCCCGCGAATTTCGCTGTGTTTTCCGTGATCGTGCGCATACACTCCGCCGCATAAATGCGAAAGGCTGATTCCTCGTTCTGCCGCTTTATTAAAATCGGCAAAAGGCGAATCAGCCCTCCGGCGCTTATTTTTGGAGCTGCCAGAAGCGCAAGCGTTACGCTTTCGCCTCCGACGCGCACGATTTGAAAAAATCAGTGAGATCTTTGTCCTCTGCCAGTTCCCGGATCTGCCGCATTGTAACGAGAACGTTCTGCTCCAGGATCGCGTCAACTGTCACGCTGTTTACCACAGCCAGAATGCTGAACGCGTCTTCTCTATGCTTTTTCAGGATCAGCGGGATCCACTGGCCGATGCGCTGCACGCCGATTGCGTACCTCTCGCCGACTGTCTGCGGCTTTTCGTCGTCTGTCAGCTTTTTCAGGCTTCCCCTGAGTTCTTCGTCTGACACGATGTTCAGCGCGTATACGCTGATTTCGCAGAGGACATCTGCCGCCTTATCGGTGCTGAATTCCGAAAGTTTCATATCGGCCTCCTATCAGGTTTCTGCCGTACCGGCCTTGATGTACAGCTCATACGGCACAACATCCTGCTTTGAGATCGAGTAATGCGCGGTGTACTCAAACGCCATTTGGCCTTTGTTCTTGTCGGCAGTCTTCAGCTGGAAGCCGCCCGTAGAAAGCGCATTCATCAAACGGATTGCGATAAAGCCGCCATTGGTTGCACCGTTCTTGTCAGAGTAGTCGCCGACAAGCCAGATGTCCTTGAAGTCGGAACTGTCCAGGTCACGGCGCGGAACAACTTTCGTTGCGTCCGTGCCGTCGATGTCCGCCGCCGCCATAAGGGATTTGGCAGATGTGGTCGTCACCGTGACAAACGTTCCGGAACACTTTACGTCCACGTCATCCAGCCGTTTCAGTTCGAGTGTATTCTTGGGGCAATTATCTACATCTTCGCCGTAGTCAGAGAACGTCGGTTTCGCCGCGAACGTAATGCCGCCGGTCGTTGCGCCCAGCTGATTTTCTGGTTCAAACGCACCGGTCGCCGGTGTGAAATCGCTCAGAATTACACCGGCGTTGATTTGCAGCTGCTTGAAGGTATCAGCAGGTATTTTTGTGAATTTTGCCATGAAATCAGTCCTTTCAGTTTGCGGTGATGTACTCGACTGTGATGTTCAAGTACCGCCGCTTGATATTTGCATCAGAATCGTCCCGGACGTTCTGGCACCACGGAGATCCGCGCTTGATCCAGATTGCGCCGTCGTCACACGGCACAAACACGCCGCCCAAGCCGATAGCGTCCGAGATTTCCTGCGCTTTCGCGTTCGGTTCTGCTTCCTGCGTGGTGTAGTACCACAGATTTACTGTCAGGCCGATTTCTCCGCTGTCCCACGCGCCTGTGATCAGTTCATAGGTCAGCCACGGGAAAACGGCGTCGTCCGGCACGCTCGAAGTCGGATACGCCGTCAGGAACTGTGAAAACCACGCGTGCAATGCTTTGTCTTTTGTCATGTCGGCAGTGCTTTCTTTTCAGCAGTGAAGTATTTCAGGGCGAAGCTTGCGGACTTCGGCGTCTGTTTGTCCTTCGGCTCGGACGTGACGCGGTACGTCTCGCCGGTCGTCTTGTCGCGGAAGAAGTCGTTATAATCGATTGGTACGGCCTTTTGCACAAGCACCGAGTAAACGCTTGTCACGCCCTCTTTCTCCGCTCTGCGCGCCTCCATGGACGTGTCAAGCGCCTGATAGTTCATAAACTCCGCGCCATCCGTCCATGTTGTGATATATCCGCCCGCTCCATCCGGTGTGCGGCTTTTTTCGAGCAGCACGCACGGGCGGGCAAAATCATCAAGTAAGCTCATATCAGATCTTCCTCCACTGGTTCATGCGCGATTTGAACGTCGTCTGCCATGTCACGGCCCCGCTCGCGGACGTGCTTCCGCTTGATCCCTTCGAGTAGCTATAGCCGCCGAAGCTTTCCGAGGTAAACGGGCTTGCTGCCGCGTCCCCGTTTTTCTCCTGCCATGCTCTGATCTCAGCTTCGAGGGCCAGGACAGCGGAGGGGACGGCCATCGGCCAGACAGAGCCGTCAAAGGTCTCATCGGCCATCCCGTAATCCGGGTATTGGTGCACACCGTCATTAAAAACGGATCCTACAATCCGGAAGAATTGCCCTTCTTGCAGGAACGGCAGCGCAATGCTGCCGTTTTCTACTGTGTACGTTCCGCTGATCCGGTCTGTTTCAAACCAGTTCCGCAGAACTCCGCACAATTCGGTCAGCATTGCGCCGCCTCCTTCCTTACTTCGCCGTTACCGTGGCGTTGCCTGCCTTCTGCGCCTTGTAAGTCGCGTCAGCCTCAACGACTGTGATCTTCTTGCCCGTCGCTGCCGTGACATCGGACTTGCCGTCCCACGTCGACCATGTCCTTACATTCTGGCCATAGGCCACAGTCTCAGCCGAATCGCCTACCTTGTACTTGTAGACATTCCCAGACGCTTCCTTCGCCGGGTTGACCGTGATCTTCGTGTCGCCTGTCGCCGTGCCCGCCGCAGAGGTAACCGTCAGCGTGCCGAGCGCCGGGGTCTCGTCAATGTCAGCAACGGCAATGCCGTCCTGGTACTCCGCAAACAGGGTGAGCCCCATGATCGCAAAGGACTCGGAGACGGCGGTGGAATAATTGCCCTGCACGTGGAAGCCGACAAGGTTTGTTTCGCCATCAGTTCTGTAGTCAAGACCGGCACGGGCGAAATCGCTGTCAGCCGGGTCGATATAGTACAGAACGATGTTTTCAACCGGCGTCGCGATCACGCGGCCGCGCTTGATCTCATCGTCGGACAGCAGGAAAACCGTGCTGTAGCCCATGAAATTCTTGATGTACTGGAATCCGAACTCGGTCTGAATGGTGATGTCTGCGCCACCGAGGTAATCGTACAGGTCCATCACGTTCACGAAGCCGACAACGTTGGTCGCGGTGCGGTGCATCTGCTTGAACTTGTTGATAACAGCGCCTTTCGCCATCGCAAGCGCACGCTGCCAGTTGGTTTCGCTGACGGTCAGCAGGCCGGTATTCAGATAATCGTAGAACCGGTTCGTGACGTTGGTCTGAAGCTCATACAGGAAAGCTTCGTCGGTCATCGCGACGGCCACGTCGTAGCCGTATTCCTTGATCGCCTCGATGGAAACAGCCTTTGCATACTTCTCGACGTTGATGTTGGCATAGTCCTTCTCGATAACCGTCGCTTTGGAATACGGGATTTCCTCGCCCTCGCCGACAGACGCCGCCAGCGTCACACTTGCCGTCTTGGACTTCAGCACCGTGCCAGGCTGCTTCTTGATGGGGCGCATAATGCCGAGGATATCGCGCAGATGCTGCCAGTTCCGCGCAAAGCGAGTTACAAAGTCGATTTCGCGCGCCGTAACCTGCACGTCGCTCGTCATCGTCAGATTGGTCTTTGCTGCCATGTTTATTCTTCCTTTCCGAACAAATTAAGGTTTGCGGCGATTGCTGCCTGCCTTTCGGATGCATCCTTAATCTTGAAGATGTCGTCCCGGCTCATAGCACCACCGTTATTCGCGGGCGGGTCTTTGGTATCCACGCCTTTCTGTTTCGTGGTAACAACGAAATCCGCCCATTCTTCCTTGATGGACTTGCGCAGCTCGTCGGCGTTCTTGATCTTGCCGTCTTCCAGCTCAACGCTGGTCAAATCGGTGACCTTCAAAACCGCGTCAATGCGCTTTTCGCTGATACCGGCAGACTTCAAAAGTTCCCTGTACGCTGCTTCTTTTGCGGACTTGGTTTCCTTCTGCAGCTGCTCTCGCTTGTAGTCGTCAAATTCCTTTTTGACTTTATCGTGCTTATCCTTCCAGCCGTCGTCTCCCTTGGCTTTCAGGGTTTCAAGCTCCGCCTGTACTCCGGGGAGCTTTTCGGCATCCGCCTTATACCGTGCAATGTCGCTTTTCAGCCCATCTACGGTATCGGTGTGTGCCTCTATGATCGTATCCATCTGCTCTTCAGTCAGCCCCATTCCCTTCAGAAGCTTTCTTGTAAGCGCCATGTCCGTGCTCCTTTCCTTTGGCCGCAATTCTTCGCGGGCGAACGTATGATTTTACGCTCTTATTTTAGCGTAAGAAAAGCGGCGCTTTCCCCCAACTGGGGGATTGCGCCGCTTTTTATCCGTTTTTCAGTTCGTTTTCGATGATTTTCCGGTATTGCGCCGCATGGTCCGCTGCTGCGGGCTTCAAGTACGGCTGCGCCTTGTTGCCGTGCGTCCAGTGCCAGTTGCCCTTTGCGTCCTGATACGCCCACGGCGTAGGTCTCCCGCCCGGATAATACTTTCCGGTTCCGAGTTCGACGTATGCGGCATATTCCATATCACTTCCGATGTATGCAGCCGGTTCCCCTTCATCTACGCGGTGCGTGATACTGTTCCTCAGATTGCCGGTGTCCACCGGGCACAGCCGCTTCGCGTACTTTTCAGCCGTCATGCCGATCTTTTCGAGGGCGCGAATCAGCGCGTCATGCATGGCGGACTTCACCTCTTCGGAATTGTCGATAAAATCAACGTTCACTTTTCACTTCCTCTGCAATTTCTTTTAATGCTCTCAAAAAATCATCAATGATGTACTCCCCATTTTTCATTTTTTCTTAAGCCTTTCAAAGATTTTCACAAGTTCTGGATCTAACTCGCTTGTTTCCCCAAACCAATATGCCGTGAAGCTCTCTGCAACATATTCTTGCCTGTTGCTTGTAGCGTATGCGGAAACATTTTCGGCATATTTTGAAAAACTGCTCGCCATATCGAACCCAGATTCTTTCACAGCTTTTGTGAACAACCTATCGTCTAAGTAATGCCCTAGCTCGTGAACCATTGAGCCATAGGCATCAGGTTTGCTAACATTTGTCCTGCCCGTTTTCTTTAGCGCTTTAAGATAACGCATTTGAAGCTCTGCCTCTATGCCCGTTTTTTTCTTGGTTTGCTCCATTGCCACATCAATGTTTGGTAATACCTGATTAAGCAAATCTGTGTATTCCTTTATGTGGGCTGCCATCGCTTTTGCATTTTTAAGGTATTTTTTGTTGAAGAACAAATCTCCGGTTCCCCATTGATACGCCGCTTCCGCCGTTGTATCTTTGAAGCGTTTTTCTCTTGTATTAAACGGAGTTATATTCCGAAGTTTATAGTCAACTTCATACTCGCCAAGAACTTCTGTCAACGCCCTGTTCATTTCATTTGCTTGTGCGATGTCGATTCCACGATAATCAACTTTCCCTGTATATTTGCTCTTGTAACTTTCAACGAACATTTCCGCGTATTTTTCCGCTTCATCGATAGTTCCCGCAGGGGCAAAATTAGGCTTTTTCACACGCTTTTTCCACCCCGCCCACTCTGCGTATGTCATATTTTCAATCAGCTCATTCCGTCTGGTCTCCTGGTTCCTGGCGCGGCGCTTGCCTCCGGAGGTGTCGATTCCTTCGATCTCGGATACCAGCGTGCAGCGGCAGTTATAGATTTCGGACGGTGGGCCGTTTGGGTCGCCTGGGTAGCGGCAGCCGTTGGAGAACTTTTTGTCGTTGTCCACGATCTCGCCGTCGAGCATGGCGTGGGAGTGGCGGGTTCTTCCGTCGAGCGTCGCCATCCACTGCTTTCTGCACTTAATTCCCATTTTCTCAGCGGCATAATAGGAATCCAGCCGCCCGGCGTTCTGTGCGCCGGTGACGGCTGTGCGGGCCGTCCGAATGGCGCTGTCGCGGTTCATAGTGATAATGCGGCGTTGCAGATCATCCGCCATGCCTTTGATGCTCCGGCCCTGCAAAATGGAACTGGTGACGCTGGCCGTGATCTGCTTTTTCCCGTATGCAAGATCTATCCCGCGGTTGAGCGCCCGCTTTTCCGGATAGTACGGCATAAGCTCCGGCTGCTCTGAGATCAGGCGCTTCACGGTCTGTTCGTCCCAAATGTCGAAGCCGACATCGCCGGTCACCTGCTCAATGGTGTACGCCGCGAAATTCCGGTTCAAACTGTAAATGCCGGGCGTTGCATCGTTGACGTAAGCAACGGCGGTCGCGTTGGCGTTCGTCATGCGCTCGGCCACCTGATCGCGCAGCGCCTCAAAGCGTTTCCCGCGCCCGATCTGGGCGATCCGCCATTGCCTGTAGTGCTCTTCCGTGATCTTGCCCGCGTCCAGCTGCGCTTTCATTTCTTTGTCCCGCTCAGAGAATTTGCTGAAATATTCCCGGATCGTCGCGTCCAAGCCGTTGTATGCCTCTTGGTAAACTGTGAAAATTCTCTTTTCCAGTTTTGCAAGCTCTTGCTCTGTCAGCTTTTGCCCTGTGTCCATGCGGGCCTCCTTTTGCGCTTATACCTCCACAACCTCCACATAAATCCCCACCAGCTCTGCCAGCGGGTGGTAGACCGCCGTGCCGGTGTCGCGGGTGCAGTGGTAGGTTTGCCCGGACTGGGTGTAGTACTTGCCCGCGAACAGCTCCATGTTGCCGTTATAGGGGATGGGATCGTACTTTGTGCCGTCGTGGGTTTCGTCGATGCGGGTGAAGAGGCTTTCCGTGCCGACGCCGGGCTTCCACCCGGCTTGCGACGTGTGGGCCTGAATGACTTTGTACAGGCTGCCGCCGTACAGGAGCTTGTAGCCTACAGTGTAGCTCTGGCCCTCTGCCCACTCCGGGTAAAACTCCCGCATACGGTACGCCGTCGCATCGTCGACGGCCAGTGTGTTGATCTGCTGCCGCACAAGCAGCTCCTGCACCTCGCCGGGGGACAGGGGGCGGTGCTTTTCCTCCGCCCTCGCCCGCGCCCGCGCTTCTTGCAGGGCGGCAATTTCCTCTGGGGTCATGTCGCGAATAAATCCATTTTCAAATATCTTCATATGCGCACCCCCTTCACAAGCATTCTTGCGCCCGCCGGGAATGTTAAATCGGACCAATTACCAACACGCACTGCCGCTATGGCTTTATAACTATCTTTTCGGGCGAGCCCAATGACTTCATTGGAATAGTCTTTATCTTTTTTCATGGCTAAAGTGACGATATCATCAGATGACGCACTGCAATGTATTCCGCACGTCGCACTGCCCTGACTTTTTATAGAAAACTGTCCGAAAAACTCGGTAGAAGGAGAAAGATACAGATACCACGTTCCGCCACCTACCGCATTGGGAAACAGTATCTCAACATCTACTTTTTTCAGCGAAAAAGAATTTCCTTTTGTATCTTTGTTGATCGTGATCCAAGATGCTACTTCTGTAGCTGTATAATCAGCAATGATTTCCCATATATCTGCACCTCCTCCGCCCGTCGGCATATCCACCGCTTCCGTCTGCGTGATCTTGCCCGCCGCGTCGACGGCCTTTACCTTGACGATCTGGCCCACGGCGGCGGAAGCGGGTGCGGGGACGGAGGTTCCGGCGATGGCTGCGGCTGCCTCTGCCGCTATCTCGGTTTTGTCCGCATCGGTGAGGGTGTAATCCTTGCCGGGCGCTCCCTGCGGGCCGGTTGCGCCTGTGGGGCCTTGCGGGCCGGTTTCGCCCTGCGGCCCAGTTGGGCCGGGTTCGCCCTGCGGGCCTTTGATGTTTACGGGCGCGGGGTTGGCCTTGCCGCCGTCGTTTGTCCAACTCAGGACGCCCGCAGCGGAGACGGACGGCGTGAATGTCGTGCCGTCTGCGCCGGGTGCTCCATCCTTGCCGTTCGTGCCGGCTTTTCCCGGTGCGCCGTCCTTGCCGTTTTTGATCTCAGCGGTCGTCGTGCCGGTTTTGTCGGTGATGGTGATTGTCGCGCCGGTGCCGGTTTCGGTCACGGATGCGGATGGGCTGAAGCCGTCCTGCCCGGGCGCGCCGTCGGCTCCGTCCTTGCCGGGGCTTCCGTCTTTGCCGGGCGCGCCGTCCGGGCCTGCGGGGCCAGTTGCGCCTGTGGGGCCTTCCGGGCCAGCAGGGCCGGTTGGGCCTGCCGGGCCTGCGGGGCCGGTGTTGCCTTGAGGGCCTTGTGGGCCTGTCTCGCCCTGCGGCCCCCGCTCACCGGGTTTGCCCTGCGGGCCGGTCGCGCCGGTGTCTCCCTTTTCGCCCTTCTCACCTTTGAGATCAGCGAGGGCGATCAGGTTTTCCCACGTCGCGCCGCCGTCGTTGGAATACTGGATGTATCCGTCTGCGGTGCGCAGATCGATGGAGCCAGCGCCGCCGCTGCCGGTTTTCGCCGCTTCGTTGATGGCGGCGACCAGATTGTTTTTGGCGGTGGTGGTCAGATCGTCGAGATTTCCAATCATGGATTCGAGCTTCCGCAGCGTCAGCTGATCCGCAGGCGTAAAAACGTATTCCGCAGGCCGCTTCCGGGGCTTTACTGCGAAAACACGCTCGACCTTTGTATATCCATCCGATTCCTCACCGACATACGCATACACTGTAAGCGGCAAAGCGGCCTGAAGCAGCTCGTCCGGGATTTTGGCCGCGCCGTCCTCGACATCGACATCGATAGTCCGTCCGTAGCCGTTGGCGTGGTTTTGGAAATGCGCCTGTTTTATATTCGCGTCGTCAAACGTTATCTTTCTGCCCGTGTCCCACTGCCACAGTTCGCTTCTTCCATCCGCCAGTTTAATCTTCATTTGTATTGCCTCCCGCGCCATTTGGGTCCGCAGCCGCAAATCGTGCGAGTTCTTCCGCGCTCTTCTGCTGCAAGATCTCTGTTACTTCCTCCTGCGTCAGCCACGGCAAATGCTTCAGAATGGATTCATCGTCCAGATATTCTGCGGCCATCAGCACCATCTGCGTCTGCTCCAGCTGGTTCACGATCTTCGAGCGCGTAAATGTCGGCTCGTCTTCAATTCCGATCAGTGCAAAAAGTTGATACAAGAAATCATCGACGCAGTATTCAAATTCATCGACCTTGTTGTCCATCTGCTGGTATGCCGCCGTGATTTCGGTCGCCGTCTTCTGGCCGCCCTGTATTTTTGTAACGTCTAGCATCTGGAAATCCCGGTAAAGATCATCGCTGATTCTTGTCAGAAGCGCTTCCCGCGCCTCAACCGGAATCGTAAGCGTGTGGGCCTCCGCCTTTGCGCCGTCGTCGTCCACAAGCCCAACGCCGATCCGCCGCATGGACTCCTTAAATCGCGCCATATCGATCTCGTCCATGCCGCCCGCATTGGAGATTGTCCAATAGATGATCGACGCTTCGTCAACCGTATCCGCAAAGCCGGATTTGATCAGATCATAGCAGTCGATTGCTTCGCGCTGGCCGACAAGCTCAGACTGCCGGGCACGGTTTCCGTACATCGGGATAATCGGGAATCCGGGGTAATTCTGATACTCCAAGATCTCTGTACCGTCCGCTTCGGACGACGCTTCGACGGAGATGTAGCCGCGCTTCGGCGCTAAAATCTCCATCTCTTTCCCGCTCCTGCGGATGAATTGTGTGAATCCGTCCGGTTCGTACAGTGTCGCCCGCAGCGGCTTGTTCGCCGCTACCTGCCAGAACCGAATACCGGCGCGAAGCGATCCGTTTTCCTCATCCAGCAGCGGCACAAATTCTAGGGCCGTGAACACTTCCAGATGATCGAGGTTCCAGAAGCCATAGGCCACGCCGCCGACGAGCGCCGAGCGCGCCAATTCCTGAATCTGATTGTCAAATTTTCTGCCGAGCCGCTTCTTGTTCTCTGCGTTTTTCAGTATCACGCCGTTGCTGAGCAGATACTGTGTTTCCTGCCGCATGAAAATCGGGAAGAATGCGCTGCGGAGCTTATAATTTGCGCTATAGTTGTCCGGGATAGCCTTCCCGGATAGCGTATAAAGCAGCTTCTGCACGGTAATGATGGTAACATTTCGGTGCTCGTCGTATTCCCGCGCAATTTTTGCCTGCTGGTACAGATCCGAGTTTTTATGATCGTTGATTGCCGCCAGAACAAATTCCATTCTGTCCCGATCCGATTTCTCGGCAACCTCTAAAAAATCCTGATATGTTTTCATGCTTCACCTTCTTATCTCGCCAGCTCCGGAACATAGGCGTGCTTTTTGAATTTCTTTCTCAAAATCGTCATTACCATATATCGGCATTCGTCCATCGCGTGATCGTTTTCCTTTACAACGCGGTCGACTTCGTTTTTTTCGTCCCAGCGGTACAGGCCAAATTCGCGAATTGTGTTTTTGCAGCCCTCGTAAATCTTAACCGTCCCGGAGGCCAACATTTCGGAAGTCGTCTGGATTCCGGGCATGACGTCGTTCACCGCGCCGCGCACCTTGTATTCGTGATGTTTCTTGATGGTTGCGATAAAGGCGTCCGCCGACGGGTCGACGACTATGCACTGTATGTCTCGCCCGCCAGCCAAACGCCTGATTTCCGTGTAGTATTCTTCCGGGGATTTTTCTTCTTTTTCCTCCCGGCCGCAATAGTAGTATTCTGCGATCCGTACGGCCCGCTCACTTGTTACGTGCCACAGCCCTGCTGAAAATGGATTGTGCGTGCCATAGTCGACGGAAATATAATATTCGCCTCCCGTCGGAATCTCGTGCACGATGCAGTCTTCCCCGAATTTTTGATAAACAAGGCCTTCGGCCACTGCCCAGCGCCCGCGCACATAGCGCTCGTAAAAAACGCCAGAATACATTTTTTCGAAGCGCTCGAGCGTTTTTTTGCTCAGCCCCGGATTATCCTGCATTTCGAAATGCAGATAGAGCGCATTTTTTTCGCTTTGGCGCAGAATCCAATCATTGTAAAACCAGTGGTTGGGATTGCCGGGGTTGCAGGAAAACCATTGCCGTGCGCCGTCCACCGAGCATCTTGCAAGTGCCTGCTCCACGAAGGAGCGCGGCATAAGTACAACCTCATCCAGCAGCACGCCCGCCAGCGTGCGGCCCTGAATCAGGGCGTAGCTTGCTTCGTCCTTTCCGCCGAAGACTTCGAAATAATTTATTTTTTTTCCACGGCGGACCGTCAGAATCTTATCGCTGCGCCGCCATCGGATTGCATATCGTTCTCTCGCGAGCGACATCCCCAAAAACGGCGTTACGACGTTTTTGGTGCAGCTATCCACCGTTTTCCCGCAGAGGCCGAAGAGCTGATGATCGAAATTTTCCATTGCCCACCAAACGAAAGCCCACATCATGAGCGATGTTTTGCCGGAACGGACTGCGCCGTCGCAGATCAGGGCGTCGTAGCTCGTGTAGGGAAACGCCAGTATCTTTTTTTGCTTTTGGCTAATCATCATCCATCGTTTCCCTCAAGCTCATCCGCGAGTGTTCGCAGGCTCTGGCTCAGAGCGTCGTCCTGCGCTTTATTTTCAATCCGTTCGTCTCCCGCGTCGTCTTTCTGGCCAAGGTACTGCTTCCCAAGCCAGATCGCCATCGTGGCATTCTTTTCGGCCAGCCGCATTTGATGCCTTCTGAGAGATATTTTCCCCTTGCCTCTTTTTTGGCGAAAAACATCTGAAAAACCCGCTCCGTATGTTCGTTTGCACCATGCGTTCAAGGTGCGATCCGTAACGCCGAAAAAGTCCAGGATTTCTTCGCCCGTGCACTGCAAGGCACACAGGCTTTCAAACTGCTTTTGATCGATCTCTTTTCTGGGCCTTGCCATCCGTGCACCCCCTTGCGGCTCTTTGATTTAATAATTTTACCAGCAGCCCTGCGATCTATTGCTGCCATCGGCTTTGATTTCTTCTCTTTTTGGCTCGTTCCTTGATTACCTTTTTCGCTTTTGGGGTTTTCCCGGAGAACGTACCGCCTTCATGGCTCATATCTTACCACGTTTTTTCGCTTATTCTCCCCCAAATGGGGGACTTGCCGTCAATGCCTTCGTCTTCCGAGCAGGCCGTCCGTTGAGATATCGAAAAAATCTGCTATTTTTGCCACGGTTTCAGCCGATGGGCGGCGCTCTCCGGACTCGTATCGGCGGATTGTATTTCGCGATAGCCCGCATAGCTCCCCAAGTGCCTCCGGCGACATCCCATAGCGCTCCCGCAGTTTCCGCAGCTGTGCCGGGAAGCCAGGTGGGGGCGGCGTACTGCTCTTTTTGCTATGCTTTCTGCTCACGTCCTGCATTCCCCGTCCCTTTCCGGCTCGACGCCCTTGCAATCGGAGATATGGCGATACTTGGCGCAGCAATTCTCGCAACGCCAGTCATGGCAGATGCAGTCTTTCCGGGTGCATACCGGCTTTCTGTCTGCGCGTGGATGTGTGGTCGGTTTCCGGCTCATGCTGGTCGCTCCTTTCGTCTTAAAATGCTACTCATTTACGAGGTTTTAAGAAAGCGGCCTCGTTCCGCTTTGGATCAACTACATACTTATAATATTGATACCCGTACTTTGTCGCCCGGGCCTCGACGAGGATATAGCCGCGCGGGGCGACGGGCGGATGCTTGGGGCTGTACTCGCGCACGGCCTCGGTCGCAGGTTCCGGCTCGGGGCGGATGCAATTTCGCGTCGCCTTGTACCGGTGGCCGCCAAATTCTTTTCTCCAGTGCGCATGCAGGTAACTGGCAAGTGCTGTGTAGTCCTGGCCGTGGTCGACCTTGTTTCCCTGCTCATCTATATAATAGTTGTGCTTTCGCAGGTGCCGAACCTCGATCACGCTGCCGAGCCCCCAAAGGCCGCCGATGGCTTCTTCCGGGATCCCCTCTGTTACCAGGTGCAAATGGAAGCGATTGGTTGTTTTTCCTCTTCCGTAGAAAGCAACGATTTTGGCCTCCGGATAGTGATACTGCATGCGGCGCACAAGGTTGTCGCGCACTCTGCGCATTTCCTCTGCGGTATGTACCTCGTTTTCTGTATCCAATGTCAGGGTGGAATACAGGCTTGTGGGAGAGAAATTGGCGTTCATCAGCGCAACGAGCCGATCCAGCGATTGCTTGCTGTTGAATTCATCGCGCTCCGCCTGCGTCTGGAAGCGCGGCTTGCGCGGCTTGCTGGTCTTTTTGTCCGCACCGTCGGACACGGTATACACGATCTGCGTACATACCGCCCCTGTAAACAGGCGGCGCTTGTGTCTCTTTGCCATAATTTCTCCCGCCCTGTCTCATTTTCCGAGGCTTGCGACAATTTGCCGTTCGCGCTCTGATAATTCCCATATATGTGCTGCGGCTTTCTCTGCGGCTTTCTCTGCTGCGGCTTTCTCTGCTGCGGCTTTCTCTGCTGCGGCTTTCTCGGATAGCAGTAGGCCTCCGCCGAAAATCTTTTTCCCCATCGGGCGCTGGCTGTCCAGCTTCTCAATCTGTGTGCAGTCCTCGCGCTTAACCGCAAACTCTACACCGTATTGCGCATATTTCTGCAGCATGGCTGCCGTCAGCACATAATCCGGATATGTATATTTCGGCAACTCCCGTTTCGTCTGCGACTTTATCTGCCGCATCGCCCGCTCGACTGCCCTTCCGAGTGATGGGGCGCTCTGTGCGATGTTTCCTCCGAAACTTGTTACAAACGCCGTGCGAACGACTGCGCCGTTTTCATACGTGATGTCTGCATCGCAAATGATATGGTTCATCCTCATCGCAACTGATCGGCCGAAGAACGCCGTGAGCGATGGCGCAAAAAGAAAGAACGCAATCCCTCTGTCTATGTAGAATTCGCAGATTTTTGAAAGAATCGAAAAAGGCGGGTTGTCCAGCACGACGCAGCCGTCCGGATAGTCAAAACGCTCATAGTCCCCACCCGGATAGAATGGCCGCACGATGCAGGCCGGGTCAATCCCATACTCACTGCACGCCCAATCCCGGATCGCATCATAAACAAGCGGTGGCGTGTAGCAGTCGTCCGTTGTCTTTTTGGGTTTGAATTTCTCCGTGAACGCATCGTATTCCGGGTTGTCGTCGAATAAGCATCCCTGTTCCCATTGCATGTTGTAGCCCTCCTTTGTTTTTTCTGCCCGCTCAAAGCGTGGCCGGAGATTCCGGCCATGCGTTCAGCGATCAGCATCGTTCGTTGTTTCTTTCTGCATGTATGCACGTTCGTTTTCAGATATCGCCCCAAGCCCATACAATGCACGCACCTCATTCATTGTCGGTTTTCTTTTCGGTTTCTCGCTTTCTGGCATAACCTCTTCCAGTCCGAGCACCTCTATCGTCTCTATCGCCTCAAGCGAATCCATCAGATCCATCGCTCGCCGTTTCAGGCTGCGCAGCTTGAAAAATACCAGCACGCCCAGCGCGATCCACTCCAGCGCAGCAGCAAGCTCCAAAATCTCAATGATCATTTTCTTCTCCTTCTATCCCTTCCAGTGTTGCTTGGCAGTATTGGCACCGGCGCGGCAAAACGCGCTTCACGCCGCCATTTTTCCAGACTTCGATATGTGGCTTCTCCGGCCTGCCGCAGACCGGGCAACGGTAGACACGGAAGATATCATCCCAGCGCCACCAATTCCCGGTGCGGCACAGCTGCTTCTCCGCGTTTTTAAGCAGCACGGCATAGCAGTCCGGCACATCCTCCGGGAACCATCCTGCGATAGGGCCGCCGTTCAGCAGGCACTTGTCGCAGTCGTCCGCCCTGCACGCCTCTATCGCCTGCATGATCTCCGCAAAGCTCATGTCCTTTTTGCCAAGCCGCAGCGCTTCCCAGCGCTTGTCTTTCTTGCTCATTCCTGCGCCGCCTCCATTTCCTTGCGCTCCTGCATAAATCCGTGCAGGAACAGCTCCAGCAGAGCGGCGGCGCGGTTGCACAGCTTTGTGAAATCCTTCTTGCCGATCTGCAGCTTGCCGGTCGTAATAACTTCAGTCTCCGGGCGGCCAATAATCTGAATCGTCGGATTTGGCACCAGTTTCTTTTGGCCGTCCTCCACTATGAAAAGCGGCGGCGTGGACTGCTCCATGACGATGCGCGGCGGGTATGCCTCGCCCCGGAAGCTGGTATCCCAATTCAGCTTTTCGTAGTACGCGACAAAATTGTCGAGGTCGTGCGCAAAAGTTCCCATGATTTCTGCCATTTTAATGCTCCTTTCATACTTCCACGCACTCATTGGCGCGGATATTGATTCTTTTGCCGCCGGACTCGATCACATATCCCGGCGCTTTGAACATTGGGTACCGCTCCGCTTGGTATGTGGCTCCGATCCTTGGCTGGTATTCCGGCCATACCGGGACTTTGGCCGTTATGCGGATTCGGACGAGCCTGTGCGGCAGGCGCTTTTCTCCTTCCGGGCTCTCGGTGCGCAGGCCATCCAGCTCCTTTGCAAGCTCCCGGCGGCGCAGCTCCAGTCTTTCTGCCTGCACTTTCCCGCGGCACTCCTTCGAACAGCACCTTGTCTCCATCGTGATCGCGCTTGGCACTTTGTAAAATGTGGCCCCGCAGACCTGGCAGACCAGCGCGACCTTGTTGGATTTGCCCATAGTTTCACACTCCTTCGTCTGGGGGCCGGTATTCCGGCCCCCGTAGGCAGGACGGCCTTTCACCGTCTGCGCACCGGCGCGCCGCGCTCGCTTGACTTACGCTGCGCATTTCCGGGCGAGCCGCCCTTGACTGCCGTCAGGCGGCTTATAAAAAGGAGGCAAGCGATGCACGAAGGCTATGCGAGACCCCCGTGTGGGGTAACGTTGACGGGGTTCCGTTCGCGCGCACGTTCCACACGCGCCTTTTATCCCCGGCGCACAGAGCTTGAGGGAGTTTCCTGTGCGCCGGGTGCAGCGGCCGGGGTGATCCTCCCGCAGCCGTCTCATGGCGGAGCGGCCGCGGCATAAGTCCGATAAAATATGTACCCCGGCTGATTGCCTATTCCTTGGTGCTGATATCCTTGTGCAGCAGGCCGTCCGCGCCCTTGACGAGCGGCAGCGCCCTGCGCCGCACCTGCTCATCCGGATTCCAGCCACATTTCAGGCAGCAGGCCGTCGTGCGGTTCATGCAGGCGTTCCCGCTTTTCGGCAGGCCGCACGGCATTCCCGGACTGCCCTCGTTTTTTTCTTCCGGCATATTAAACCTCCTGTATCTCTACCCCGAATTTCGAGCGCATGAATTTTTTATTGCGCAGGTATTCCTTTGTCCGCGTCGGCTTGGACTTGACGTCCTCGACGACGAGCTTGCCGCCGAATCGGTAGGAAAAGTCCGCCGTGTACCGCACTGCGCGAATGCGCTCACCGGCCTCGGTGATGTAGCTCTCCTGCAAGGTAAACTGCGGCTCCAGCCGCAGATCGGAGATGATCCCGGCCCGCAGCATCACCATCAGCTCGTCATACCGCCGCGCCTGCTTCCGGCTGTCAAACTTGATCCCGTTCCGCTCAGCCCGCTCGTTGTGATACTTTGCCTTCCCCTGGCTCCCCTTGTGAAGGGGAGCTGGCGCCGCAGCGCCTGAGAGGTCGATCTGCTGCATGGCATACAGCTCCCGCATCCTCGGCGGCATGTCCGCCATCGATTCAAACCGCAGCCCGCTCATTCGGCTGCACCATCCATCTTTGCCCCGCATAGTCTGCAATAATAGCTGTCGTTAGATTCTGCGTTGCCGCATTCACTACAAGTGAATACACCGTCTTCATGGTGAATCCACCGCCCATGTCGCACCTCCGCAACGTCGGCGGCGGGCGCGTTTCTTATCTCTCTTAGTGCAACTGAATACGCATAATGCTCACCAGATTCTTCCGTTGTGTGCTCCTCGTAATACTTCATCCGCGCAACTAAACTGCTCCTATCAAGATACTCAGCGATCATTTGAATGGTTTGCCTCCTTATCGAACGATGAAAGCACGCTGTCGTCCAAAAACGCACGCGCCGTGTATTTCCCGCCGCATTCGCACGGCTCTTTTGTCCGGTAAACGGTCCAGTTCGGAGTCGATAGCTTGTTGTCCACCGGCGCGACCTTCCCACACCGCTCGCAGACCGGCGTCATATCCATCATGTTTTTACGTTTTTCCATTCTTCTTGCCCTCCATTCTTGCCCGCAGCAGCTTCGCGTACAGTTTGATCGCCAGCGTGTCCTATACCACACCGGCGTTTGTCTTCCAGCGCGGCTTTGCCGTCAGCCCCCAGTTTGCATGGTTCCGGCTCGTGCCGATAGACATGAGGATCTTTCTTGCGCGTTTTCTGGTCATGCCTTGCCCTCCGTTTCCTCGGCGGAATTGCGCGTCAGTACCCACAACTCCCCGGCTCTCTTGAGCCAGTAGAGCCAGTCCGCCATAATTGCATCAATCACCGCAGCCGCCTTGTCGTGCGGCATGGCGAGAATCGCCTCCGAGGAAAGCTCCGTCGTATTATCTTCCATCACGGATTCATACAAGCGGCTACGGATTGGGATTCTGCAATACTTTTCCTGTCCATCAATTGTCCCACGGATTACTCCCTGGTTGCTCATGCCTTTCCCTCCATTTCCTGCAAAGCCTTCTCGGCTTCTTCTCGGGTTAAAAATACGGTTTTGCCGATGTCCTCCGGCCTGATCGTGCCGAGCCCTAGCGTATTCAGCACGGTTCGCCCGTTCAGCGTGCTCACATCCGATACGGTAAAACTATATACCCGCTTAACCGGGTTATTGCAGTACGTCCACAGTTCATCTCCCTGCCTGCACGGCAGCACCACCACGCGCCCGTCCTTGTCTGCCTCGGCAAGCTCGCGGAGGCGATTTGGGATTTTTCCTTTGGCTCCATCCAGTGTCCCGACATAATACGCCATACTGCTTTTAACCGTCTCGTAGCACTCACAGCCAGTGGCGCTACGCTGTGCCATCGGCTCGCCGCATTGTCTGGAGCACGCAAAAAAATGGATGCACTCTTCACAAGCTCTTTCAAGATTTTCTTTAGGTGGCATTATTCCCCTCCGGCGCTTCCGGCAGCGGCATCCAGTGGGTGACCTCCACGTTTTGCCCCCATGTATCAAACCATTCGCCGTATGCGTAATTTGCAATGAGTGCATCCCCGTCAGCATTTAGCGCAAGCTGCGGCATATCATACTCTGGCGTTTTTTCTGTCACGGAAATCCACCGCTTCTTCTCCCGCAGCGCGTCCCTCTCGGCTTCTGCCTCCGCCCGCTGGGCGTTCAGCTCTTTTGCCATCTCCCGCAGGAATGTGACGCTCGCGTCTCGCGCCTGCTTTTGTGCGCGCTTTGCCGGTCTCGACGTCAAAGCGCTGCGCAGCGCTCTGTTTTCTGCAGTAAAATGTTCAAGCTGAGCCGCCGCCTCGCGCAGAATCTGGCAGCCGTGGACGTTGCAACTGTGCTCATACCCGCAGCCAAGGCACGAGAGGCTGCCGGTTTCCACGCGCAAGCACTTCAATGCCTTTACAATCTCCTCATTCGTCATGCGGTGCCCTCCATCGTCTTCCCCCACGCGGCCAGTTGGGCGCGGATGGCTGCGCAGAGCTTTCCGGCCTTATCCTCGTCCTTGATGTTGGAAATGGCCTGTGTCAGCTGGTTAAAGGCTGCCTGCCACTGGTAGAAATACAGCTGTGCAGCCGTCACATCCTTATCTGACATGGCAAGCTTTCTGCGCAGATCCTCGATCTCGCCGGTCAGGCGCTCCTTTTCCGCGTCCGAAGAGGCGGTTTCCGCCATTGCCTTTGCCGCCGCCAGCTGCTGCTTCAGGCTCTCCGCCTCCTTGCGGACGCGCTCGATCTCCTGTTCGGTCTTTGTGGTCTGCTTCCGCCATTCGTCGGTTTTCTTGCGCAGCTCCGTCTCTGCCTGCGCCCGGACCTTGGCCTCCGCGTCCCGGATCGCCTGCTCGTCGCGCTGGACAGCTACCTCGACGGGCCGGTTCTTGAGCGCCTCCAGCTCGTCCGCCATGCGGCAGGCCTCGTCCTTCGCGGCGGTCAGCTCATCCTCCATGCCGCGCAGCTTCTCATAGGCCGCCTCGGCCTCTTTCTTCGCGTTCTCGGCGCGGAGGGAATCGCTGTTTGCCTGCCGCAGGGCGCTTTCGCGCTCCTGCCGGGCGGCGTCCCGCTCCTTGATCGCTTTTTCCAGTTCCCGGGCGGAAAGATTCTCCGCGTCGACTGCTTCTGCAAATTCCTCGCGCTCGTCTTCCGGTACGGCCAGAAGCCGCAAAGCATTGGAAATGCTGAGATTTTGCAACGTTAACGATTCTGGCACAGCCCCGAAAATGCCGATCTGCGCCGCGCCGTACTCGTTGAATACCCGCATAAATCTGGTAGCGGTTGCCTGGGAAAACTCCGTGTTATTCTTCAGCCACGCGCCCCAGCCGCCATACGGGACCATGCTCTTTGCGGCCTCCAGCCGCCGGCCGATCTCGACGCCATAGTAAAGCGTCATGGCCTTTGCCTGCCGGGTCAGCTCGCGGATCTCCGCGCCCAGCTTTTCCGGGGATACCATCAGATTCTGTTCACTCATGCTGCTGTCTCCTTTTTCGTTTTCGCTCCGGCGCGTTTCATCCGCCGGATGTGTTCGAGCCATCTGTCCACAAATCCCTGCACTTCCTTCGTCGGCGCACAGTTCCGCAGGCCGTGATTCTGAATCTCTTTCACTGTTTTCAGCTCCACCTGCAGCGTGTACCACGGCTTGCCCGGCGCGTCCGCGCGGCGGATGAAGAAAATGCAGCTTTCTCCGCGCGCCACGGTCGCGCCGTAGGTGCCGACGCAGTGGTGAAGGGCACTGCCCTCGTCGATCAGCTCTTCCTCTGTGCGGACAGGCCGGATGCAGATCCCAGCGTCCTCCCAGGCCCACGCCTCCAGCGGCGCGACGACCTTCTCAAATTCCGGGCGGCGCTTCTCAATCTCCGCCTGTTTCCTGCGCTTTTCTTCCTCATTCCGCGCGATCCGCTCCGCCTCCACGAGCCGGTCGTGCTCGCGCTTGAGGCTTTTCGGGAGCTGGACGTGCTCGTCCCGCAGGTCAAGCCCTGCGCTCCGGGCCATTTCCAAGTAGTCCAGTAGCGTTGTGATGTCGGACTTTTGCCGTTCCAGATACCGCAGGCAGCGCATTACGGTCAGCCGGCCGCGCAGCAGCTGCATACTTTTGCCGCCTGCGGCATCCGGCAGCAATGCTTTTTCGCTGCACAGCTTGTTCAGATCGTAGGTCTGCAGCTTTTTCAGCAGGTTCCAGTCCTCCGGCAGCTTTACCGGCTCAAACGCTCGCACCATCTTGTATTTCACAAGATCGTCCTGCGTCCATTTCTTCCGGACGCAGAACGCAAATTCCTGCTTGTCCAGCCCCAGCATCCGGGCCGGGCGCTTCTGTTTCCAGTCGATCCATTCCAGCTTCGCGCTGTGCCCGCCGCAGTAGTCCCAGCTCTGCGTATCCCGCGTGATCGCCTTTGCGACCATGCCCCCGCAGCCCTGCACGATCAGATTCTCGATGTTCCGGTGCTTCTGCCAGAGGCGCAGATACGCAACTGGCCGCGCCTCGTCTCCGGCCGCTTTCATGTATTGGAGCAGAGCCGAATTTTCGATGGTCGTTCCGGATAGATCTTCCGGCTTGCGGAACCAGTTTTCATCCAGCGTCTTGCCCCATCTGTCGTCGCAGCGCTTCACCTGCCGCCAGCTATCAAAATAACGGATCGTGTTCATGAATTTCTGATAGCCTGTCAGCCGGACGGCCTTTTTCTGCTCAAACACATACGCCTCATACGGCCACATCCGGTAGACCTTCTTCGCGTCCTTGCCGATGTTCCGCTCCGCCCGCCAGCCCAGCAGGACGAATTTGCTCCCCAGTTGCCACGGTTCGCAGAAATAGACGTTATCGTCGATCCCGGTCCATGAGAGCTGCACGACGTGCTTTGCCCGGAGCTCCGCGCCGCACTGCGGACACTGGAGCTTGTCTTCCGGGCCGATCTGCATGATGCCCTCCACGAAGCCGAACGGCGCCCAGTCTTTGCCGCAGTCTGCGCCTTTGACTTTTTCCGCGATCCAGCTGCCGTCGCAGGCCGTGCAGGCTACAGAGACTGCGTTTTCCCGTAGGCCGGTAAGCGGATCGCGATAATATGTATCCCGGTAGATCGCGTACTCGGACTTGAATTTTGTTTTGATGCACCAGTCCAGCGCACCCTCGGACGGCTGCCTCGGCAGCAGCTCCTCATAGTCGATCTGTTCGCTCATCCGAAGAAATCCTCCAGATTCACGATGTTTCCGGCCGGAGCAGGCGGCGCAACGGGCTCCGGCTTCGGCGCTTCCGTCTGCTCCGGCAGGCCGAAGTATTTGCGGATGATCTTCTCTGCCTCCTTGCCGGTGCAGCAGCTGCCGTTTTTCTGCGCGAACGCTCTGATTTCGGCCTCGCAGGCCTTGAGGCTCATGCCGCCGTGCTTCAGATCGTCCAGCACCAGCTTTGCCGCCGCCTCATCCGGCGCGATCATCTCCAGCAGCTGCTCGCCGCACATCCACACCGGGCCGCGCGGCCCCTGCTGCTTGCGGATGATCTCCGTTGCCTCTTGCAAATATGGATTTTTCATGCTATACTCTCCTTGTACTTGATTTTCACAGAGAAGCGCAGGCTTCTCCGCCCTCGACCGGTTCCAGCCGGACGAGGGCATTTTTTATCCGAACATCCTGTCCGGTTGATAGCCGAGCTTGGCCACGCTGGCCGACTGGTGGTATTCCGGCCGCTTGAAGCTGTAGCCCCATCGTTTGGCCGCCCAGAAAAGGGCCGCCGTTTCGTCCGCGGCGTGTACCGTAAGCTGCCGCCCTGCGTAGTTCACTACAAAATAGTGCTTCCCGGCGTAGCCCGGCTGCTCGACGATGTCCGCGCGCTTCGCGGGCCGTTCGCCGGGGTATCCGATGCTATTTTGCCGCATAGATCTTGCCCCTCCTGTCTTTGTTTGCCGCCCGCTCGATCTGCCGGATGGCGGCTATGTCCGGCTCCAGACTGATCTTGTCCCGGTGGTTGACATCATAGATGTGGTTTCGGATGCTCTCATAGAGCGCCCAGCTGCAGCAGCGTGCGCTGCATCCCGGCTCCCGGCCGGGGCAGTCCTTCGCGCACGGCGACGGGATCTGCCGCATACGCGGCGCGTAGATCTGCGCCGTCATAGCGCTTCGTCCTGCACGCACAGGAGCCAGTACGCCATCTTTTGCAGCCGCGTCTCCTGCGCCAGCAGCGCGTCCGTTGTTTCGTGGTCGACGCGCGGCATTTCGCACAGGAGCGCCCGATCATTCTTGAGATCGTCCGCGTAGGCGTTCACCGCCTCGATCACGTCCGCCAGCTGATCCGGGCGGAAGTTGACCGTGATCTTTCGCTCCGTCACAGCCAGATCCCCGTCAAAAACGTCGTCAGCGACACGCCGCCGAGGACGGCGGCGATCTCCGTCGCGTGGGCGCAGCCCGCGATGATGCACAGCGCGAAGCCCACGCCCGACAGCCAGATGCACCCTAGCCGCGCCAGACGCCGCATGGCCTTGCGCCACTGGTAGATAGCCCGGATTCTCTCCCGGCGTTCCTCCAGACTTTCCCCTTCATGAACTTCCGGCGGCTCATACCCGATCCGCCGCTCTGCAAGATTGGTTCTCATTCTGCCAACTCCTTCCTCCATACCGGGCTGTCCTCCCGGTTCACGCAGTAGCGCATGGTTTCCTTGAATTC